GCAAAACTTTATAAGGATGATGAGACTGGACAATCCCTATTTGAATTGCATAAGAATCAAGCTGGGACTGGGATTCGTAAGCCATATAATATTAAGAAAGGCAAGTATGCGTTGGAAGATATATTGGAAGGTCAGTATCCTGAGTATCCTATATCTAATCTGAAGAAGCGGATCATCACCAATGCTATCCTAGAAGAAAAGTGTGACAACTGTGGCTTCTGTGAACGTAGGGTTACCGACTATACGGTCCCATTATTAATAGAGCATATTGATGGTGATCGTACCAACCATTATGTTGACAATCTCAGACTCCTATGTTATAATTGTTACTACCTTATGGTGGGTAATGTCACTGGTCGTAATACAGGGTTAGACCTTTGATTATCAACTAGTTAAAAGTTCATAACTTTTCATAACTTTTTTTAGTTATGATTATTTCCGAGCAATCCTATTGTTCATAACTTTCTAAAAGTTTTTTGAAAATAAATGCCTTTTTAGTAGGATAAGTCATATATTTTTCGTATCTTTATATTATAAATAATAAAGATGATTAACATGCCTAAAGAACTAGAAACAAAATACGGAATTAAAATTACTAAGCCATTCTCGAAAGAGATGTATCAACACAATGATGAAGTGGCACATGCTATGAAGAGTAACATGGGACAAGCCTTATCTGAGAATTATGATAAAGCTATGAACGAAGATGGAGACCATGATGTGAAATTAGAAGCTATTGGTGAGAAACATTTAAGAGATATAGGTATGGCTATCGAAGGCGTGGGCTATGGTGATGGATATGAACTAGATGATGTATTACAGGGAGCCCTGAATCATCTTGATAATATGGCTAACTGGATGCTTCATGAAGAGTATAGTTACTTATGCTTCAAAGGCATTGTTCCTAGAACACGATTTATGATGGTCGGGTTTGATTGGGAGAAACATGATTATAGTTTCTGCACAGAGGCTGATTTATCTAATTCAGCTGTTCATAACTTATAAAAAATAACTCAGAAAAGAGTAGGAAAATCGCAAAAAAGTTTGTATATTTATATATAAATAATTAAGAGTGCTAACCTCGAATAATAATTAAAAATTAAAATATGATCGGATATTACAAGGTAGAAAAATTCTCGACAACAAAGTCGATAGTAAAGGATGTTAATGGTAACGTAGTAACAAAGGTACCAGGAACATTGTATAGCCAAATGAAGGCTAAAGTATTAAACAACGGTAATGCGTTATGGTTTGATGGTGGTAAGTGGAAGCAGGTTCCTATGAAGGAATATGAAGCTGAAGCTAATAAGGTGGCTACGCCTACACCAGATTCAGAAATGCCAGAAGAACATTTAGCTGTTATGAATATGATTCATAGTAGTTATGATCTTAAGCCTAAAGGCTTGAAAATGAATGAGTTAAAATGGAAGTATCTTATTCGCTCAGGGGTGAGAGGTAAGAATATAATGATGACAGGACCAGCTGGTTGTGGTAAGACCATGGCTGCGAAGGCATTAGTCAATGCTTTAGATAGACCTGATTATTATTTCAATCTTGGAGCTACACAAGATCCAAGGGCTACCTTAATAGGTAATGTTACATTTGATAAGGAGACGGGAACGTCTTTCTCTGAAGCTCTGTTTGTAAAGGCTATACAACAAGAGAATGCTGTAATATTGCTAGATGAGTTATCTAGAGCACACCCCGATGCCTGGAATATACTAATGACTGTATTAGATAGTGGTCAAAGATACTTAAGATTAGATGAAGCGGAAGATCAAGCTACAATCAAGGTAGCTGATGGTGTTACATTCATAGCTACGGCTAATATAGGGAATGAATACACATCTACACGTACAATGGATAAAGCCTTGATGGATAGGTTCACAATCATTGAAATGGATCTATTATCTTCAACGGAAGAGAGTGATCTATTACAATACATGTTTCCGCTGGTTAATAAGAAGGCATTAGATAATGTGGCTCAGATCACGGCAATGACAAGACAGGAATGTAATAAAGAAGAATCTCGATTGTCATCACCTGTGAGCACAAGAACATCGGTTGAAGTAGCGGGCTTATTATTCGATGGATTTAAGTTGGAAGAAGCCGCTGAGATAACGATGTATCCACAGTATAGTAATGACGGTGGGATAGATAGTGAAAGAACATTCGTTAAGCAAATCGTACAGAAGTTCTGTGATGATGGTACAGAAGAGGATCTATTCAATGTGGAAGAAAATGATGATTCAATGGAGTACACAAAAGCCAGCTAAATGAATGGAAACAATAGATATATGACAGACACGTATATATACAACACAATAGGTATCCGATATGACGTTAGCACTCGTATCAATGGTCAAGGGGGAGAGTTCTTCTCCCCTACACGACCTACCTCTGTATATATGGCTATAGTCTATGGTATACTACGGTATATAGGCATAGACATGCGTGTTTTCTATACAAATCATGCTATAGGCAGTGTTTTCTATAGAAATGAACACCTAATGAAGAAAGAAATGAACAATCAATAATTTACGAACAATAGCATAAAGTTATGAACAGGAATAAAATAGCCTATAGGCACTTTTTTGATTTAATCGGCCACACAGTGCTTTTTATAGCGAGCTCATTTTTTTTGCTATAGGGGGTTCATACATAGCTCTACGTTAAACGTATAATGTATATAAAAATAATTAATAAGAATGAATATGAGAAATTGTAACAAATGTCAAGGACCTATCCAAGAGGGTAGAATAAAAGCTATACCTGATGCTACTACTTGTGTAGCATGCTCGACTACGAGCCAGTGGTATTTAAGGAATATAGTATCTGGTAAGACAGAGTATATGGAGACCGAGATTATTAAGGATCCTAAGCAAGCAGCAATGCTCAAGGAGATGGATAAGAAAGTTGGATGGGCTTCTAATCTTGTAAAGGACTCTGGAGCACAATAGTATGGGAGATGCTTACTTTCATAATATGAGTGGTCGCTGGGCTATAGGTCCTCACATCTCAATGTATCATATGAATGATGATTTACAGTATCTAGATATTGATCATGATATTTTATTATCAGATGCAAGTACTATTCGTAGACAGTATTGGTTTGATACTACTAACGCAACGTATATATCTAAGTCTTATGAATATGAAGGTAGGTTGGTTGATAAGCCTCTATCTGAAGATCCTCGTTATACAGATGTTTTAGTTAATGGTGATTTAGATCTTAGAGAGTTTTCAGGTCATGCTATACCTATGAAAGATCATCTATATAAATTTAATACAGTAATGCCCAAATTAATTAAATGTTATAATAGAGTATACAGGTATGTTAATTCAGGTGATCCTCTTACATCTAAAACCTCGTATGATATTGCAGCAAGAAATCTATCTAATATAGCTTCTATGTTAGAGCCAGAGAATCACACATATATTAAACAACAATTAGCTAGGGATATGTATTTCATTGATAATGATATGATGCATTATCTTAATAATACATATAGGAAATATAGGCTCAAGAATCGAGATGAAAGTAGTATGAAAACATTAGATGGTAAGTATACAAATATATAAGCCCCAATGGTTGACGTCGGCTTGCCGGCGCTTACGGTTGTCGAGTGTGGCGCGAACGGCTATCGGGGATTCCGCACAAAAGAGTAAAGTAATTAATATGAATAAAGGAAAATAATATGATACAGATAATAGGAATAGTATTCGTCGTGGCTTGTACCTCAATAGCATTAATCTCAATAATAGGTTATGCATTAGGATCTAGCTTTGATCAGAATAAGGAGTTAATGGATAATATGAATAAATTTGATAAGAAGAACAAATGATAGAATTTTTGAAACATGCAACAGGATTATGTGGTGAGCCTCATCCTAGTTTGTTAACAATGTTATATGGCACACCAGTATTAGGTTATGTATTATATAGAATAAAAAATTATGGTAAAGAAAAGTAAATACAATAGACGTAGGGCTATTGATTGTAAGTTGGTATCAAGGAGCAAAGCTAATCCAGGGTACTGTAAGTATATGGTTACCATCGCTGAGTTAGATGGTACTGTTCATACACAACCAGCATATGGTAAAGATATGCAAGGAGCATTAGCTAGATTAATGCATACAGAAAGAACCGTAAAGGTTGAAAGGAAATTAGAAACCAATGTAGGATTGATATTCATATTATGGCTACTCATAATGGGAACACCAGCTATATTATTTGGTGCAGAGAAGACACCATGGGTTTTGGTATATACATTTGGTTCCATTATAACAATAATGGGAATAGCCGGGTGGTGGTATAGTTATATAAAAAAAGGAGAATAATATGTATAGAATTGTAAGAGAAGTAAATCATTTAACTGATAAGGTTCAGTATGTGATAGAGCGTAGGAAATCATTCCTATGGATGGTCAGTTGGACAAGAGATCTAGGATTGGATGTAGTCATGCGTGGTACTGTTGGTGCACCATCATTATCAGGTGCCCAATGGAAATTAGATCGTATCAAATCGAGAGATCGAATAATGATGGAAAGAGAAATAGTATAATGAATGATTTAGAAAAAAGAATTTGGGCTAAGGCTCAAACCATTAAAGGTGGTGAATGGCAAGCTTGGTATGAATCATTAACTGCTGCAGAGAGATCTGCATGGGCTTCTGCCAAATCAAAAATAGGTGATCCAAGAGATAATAAAAGATCTAAATAATTTGGATATGTCAAATATTTTTTGTATATTAAAGTAATAATAAAATTAATCGTATGAGTGATGATAATCGCAAAGAAAAGTTATGGGAGCCGTTTGTTGGAGATGCTCTGTTTATACTTTTCAAGACAAGTGAGGATAAGATGGTATGGCATAGAGCATTGCCTGGAACCTTTAGATCTTGGAAAGGCAGAAGAAAAATTATAAAGCATACGACAGCTCATAGGCAGCCAGTAGTTAGTACAACGGAAGAGGAATATTTCGGGCCTGTATTTTATAGAGATACAAATTTTTATTATGATGGTACCGATACATATGGTCTTGCAGAGAGATCGGATAAGCCTCGTCTACCTACAGTACCTAGACCTCATGAAGATGAAGCTTGGATGAATGGACCTAGTATGTTAGATGGTGAAGTAGTAGATAATTTTTCAGGTCTCAAGGAGACTAATTATCAGGATTGGGATTCAAGTATTAAGATGGATGATCTAATGGTTAAGAGTACAAAGGAAGAAGTATTAGGTTTATCAAATGATGAGGTTAATGAATTAGATAAAGCTATTGATAATCAAAAAGAATTTTTGAATGGCAAATATAAATAAGATACCAGCAAAGCCTACAGGTAGGAATAGATCAAGATTTACATGGTGGCGTAGGTTTAGGCCTCATAAATATCTTCCAACTCGTAGGGGATTATTAGCTAGGATAAAGAATGGCGATTTTGAATATCCAGCTTTATTCGAACATGCTAAATGGGAATTGAAATGGATGGAAGATGATCAGAAGGAATTTGTATCAAAGTATCAAGGTAGAGATTATATGGGCGATTCATTATATCATGATATAGGAAGAAAGTATATTAAGAGATATAATAGACTTATGGAGGATGCTCATGAAATGGAATTGAGGCACCTTAATACATTAGTAGAAGATTTGTGTAATGAGTTTGATGTGCAAAAGGATTATGTAAGAGATATAATGGATACTTGGGATGATACTACAGAGTCATTATATTATCATATAATAAAAGATCAAGGTATGAATGTTGATACATATCTTAAAATTAATAATAAAAAATTAAAAATTAAATAAATGGATGAAATAGAAGAGATGGAAAATGATCAGCGTATGTTAAGATCCGCAATGGAGAATACATATAAGATCCTAACTGGTAAAGCTACATGGGATAGTTTAATGGATAAAGTATCTATGCAACCAGGTAGTATAGATCAGCATAATGATACAGCGTTATTATTTAACCCTATGTCAGATGATTATAATCCAAAATTTCCACACTTGCATAATGATGTTAATGGTAATGATTTAATCGATTCAATGATTGATTTTTATGTAGAGACAGAAGAGTATGAGAAGTGTTCAGAACTAGTAAAAATTAAAGAGAAAATAAATGGCTAAAAGAGGAAGACCTAAAAGTAAACCGATTCCAAAATGGAATCCAAGATATTCAAAGATATCAGTGAGAGTAGCATTACAGAATGCATTAACAGATGGCGGGTCGTATGATCCTACAAGAGAACATAAAAGAATTATAGATCAGGTATTAGCTGAATGTGATCAAAAGGTTATGGATGATAAAAGTATAATTGATGAATAGATTAATACATCAGTTATATTATGATGGTAAGATAACCCAAGAGGTATGCCAACAACTATTAGATCAATTAAGTAAGAGTAAAGAAAGAAGAAGATATTATTAATATGGAGGAAATGCATAAAAGACAATATAGAGGTGCAGCTTTTTATTTGAAGAGTTCACAAGTAACAAATGATGGCCTAATTAGACGATATCAAATACTTCTTGAGGATGCTGATGGCATCGATGTAAACTATATGGTTACTATTTTTGAAGCACATGAAAATATAACAATCGTAACGGATATGAATACAGGTGCTGGAATAGAAAATAAGTATTTAATAAATAAGATAATAACATTTCTGAATAAACAATTAAAAATAATAAAATGAAAAAAGAATATTTAAGAGTAGCATTTTGGATGATAGCATCCACATGCCTTATAGGTGCAATTATAGGATTAAATAAATCCTTAGATGAAGATCGTAATGATAAAGTAAATGAGCCTATTCAAATGAATGATACTATATGCCCAGTGGATACCATAGTACCAGATGATACTATTATGATTATTAATGATATAAATAAAATTGAGGTATTCGCAACCATGTATCATCCCGTAATAGGCCAATGTGATGATACTCCAGATATTACAGCTGATCAAACTAAGATACCTAATATTGATAGTTGCAGCCATCTTAATTGGATAGCAGTAAGTCAGGATCTATTATGGTTCAATGATGGTCCTATTCGATATGGAGATACCGTTTATGTAGAAGCTGGACATAAGACTGGATACTATATTGTTAGAGATGCTATGAATAAAAGATTTAGGAATAAGATAGATTTTCTAGAATCAGTAGGTACTGAAGCGTATAGATATACTGATGCAAAGTTATATATTAATTCCTAATTAACGCCTAATGCAAATACCGTTATCATTAATATAATATATATGAAGGGGCTAATGTCTATCTTTGATTTCATGAAAATAAATAACATAAATAATGCTCAAAGTATATAATTATATATGAAGAGTTTATTACTAAATTATTAACAAAGGGTAAATTATGGTTACAACAATTACATCAACAGTAGCAATTATGGTATTAGGTTATATGATATATGACAATCATAAATTAAATAAAAGATTAGACTATCTAGATATTAAATTAATGGATCTTGATGATGCCATTGAAAGGGAATCTAAACATCTAGATGATGCTGATGAACTTATTCATGTAAAGATTAACAAAACACATTTGGATAATAATACGCAGATGAAAAACTTACAAAATATAATAAGAAACCAAGGAGATAAAATTACCCGCCTTGAAGGTTTATTGAACGACAGCAATTGGAAGAGTTATTAGCGATGAGCAATGTCGAAGATATATTATATCAGGCATATGATGAAGGCATCTATGATGAGGTGATGAGAGTATCTAAAAGCCTATCAACACAAGATAAATATAAATGGATGGAAGTATGTGATAGAATGGATGCAGCATATCAAATAGTTAAGGACAATAAGGGAAAGAAAAGTGGAACACATAGAAAAGGATCCAAGTAAGCGAATGGCAATATGTAAGGCATGTTCTAACTTCTGGAAGATAACCAGACAGTGTAGTATATGTAAATGTTTTATGATAGTTAAAACAAAGGTTCCAGGAGCTAAATGTCCGGATAAACCAAGACAATGGTAATCAATAAAATAAATGAAGAAACATTTGGTTATTAAATATATTTTTTGTATATTATATATAATATAGTTACGTTATATGGAAGTCAATGGGTTCCTCTATACTTCCATAGCTTTACGAATAAAGGCCACCTTCACGTGGTGTAGAGTGTTAAGATTATAGTTGCTCACTTATATATCCAACTGATAATCGACCGAGAGCCTTTTTTTTATTTTTGTTCATAACTTATAAAAATAAATGCCAAAAAGCGTGTATATGTCAATTATTTTTCGTATCTTTATATTATAAAGATGAGAGATGATTAAAAGCGATAGCTATATTAAATGTAAATTGTTCATAACTTTTTATGATTTCAGTAGGTTATCTCATTTATTCTTCGTATCTTTATCATAGATAAAGAGAGATAATAAAACAATAAATTATATGCAATACAATAACAATTCAAATTCATCATGGTGGCTAGGAGATAGCCTATTCGATAATAATAATGTAGATATCCTTACTGGTTTAGAGGTAAAGGATAAGACACAAGATTTAATTAAGCTTGCTGGTTATCGAAGAGCAATAGCTAATTTCGTTAATATAGTTACAGGTAAAAATGTTCCTGTATATTTTAGTGGTTCAGATTCTTATACGGATGGTAAAGCGGTTAATATATCTGCTTCATTAAAAGATAAAGATTTTGATGCTGCTGTTGGTTTAGCTTTACATGAGGGATCTCATATTAAGTTAACAGATTTTCAAGTGTTAAAGGATTTTCTTAGGAAGGATGATATTCTTAATGATGAAATCGAATTGGTAAATAATATTGCTAAAAAGTATTTTGATCATTTAAGAAATGATCATCAATATCAAACGGATAAAACATTTAGATATATTAGAGATCATGTTAAGCCATTATTAAATATAGTAGAGGATAGAAGAATTGATAATTTTATTTTTAAGTCTGCTCCTGGTTATAAAGGTTATTATCATGCATTATATGAAAAGTATTTTAATGCTAAGATAATTGATAAAGGTCTTATGTCTTCGGAGAAGAGAGATCTTGATTGGGATTCTTATATGTTTAGAATTTGTAATATTACAAATGAGAATAGAGATCTTGATGCATTACCTGGATTAAGAAAGATTTGGAAAATAATGGATCTTAAAAATATTGGTAAGATAAAAAATACAGAAGATGCTCTTAAGATTGCATTGGAAATATTTTATGAAGTAGAGGAAAATATACCTGCACCTGATTTATTTCAGAAAGATGATAATACAGGGGATGAAGAATCCAATGATGATAATAGAGGAGAAGATTCGGATTGTCAAGGTGATAATTTAGGATGTTCAAGTCCTAAAGGATCTATTGAAGGCGATAGTGATGATGATGGTTCGAAGGCTGAAGGAGAAGAAGCTAAGAAGTCTGGTGGTTCAAGTTCGGTTGGTAATGGTCCTATGTCTCCTCCTCAGAATAGAAAATTAGCTAATGCTATTAAGAAGCAGGAAGATTTTATTCGTGGTGAGATAAAGAAAACAAAAATGAATAAAACGGATCAAAAGAAAATGAAGGCTTTAGAAGAGTCGGGTTCGGAAATTAAAAAGGTAGGATCCACGTATTTTAATAGATGGGTGAGTAAAAATAAAAAGCCTGATACAGAATGTATTGTTATTAATAAATTAACAAAAGGGTTAATTGATAGTGGTGGTTATGATTTTTTGATTAGTCATGAATATCATAGATGGAGAAAGGAAGCAAATGCGGAAGCCATAGTAAAGGGTATTAGATTAGGTACGATGCTCGGTAAGAAATTAAAATTAAGAAGTGAAGAAAGAAATACTAAATTTTCTAGATTAGATTCTGGTAAGATTGATAAGAGATTAATCGCTTCATTAGGTTATGGTGCGGAGAGAGTATTTCAGCAGGTAATGAATGATAAATATACTCCTGCTAATGTTCATATTAGTATTGATGCTAGTGGTTCGATGAGTGGAGATAAATGGTATTCTAGTCAGACAGCAGTGGTTGCTATTGCTAAGGCAGCTTCGATGGTGGATAATTTAGATATACAATTATCATATAGAACAACAACAGGTAAGGAAGGAATACCTTGTGTGATGATTGCTTATGATTCTAGAGTAGATAAATTTAATAAGATTAGAAGTTTGTTTAAGTATATTACACCTTCTTCTTTAACACCTGAAGGTTTAACATTCGAAGCTATTCAAAATCATTTAGTAAAAGCTTCTGGGGATAGAGAAAGTTATTTTATTAATTTCTCTGATGGAGAACCTTATTGTAATCCTAAAGGATTTTATTATGCAGGTGATGAAGCTGCAGCTCATACGAAAGGTGAGATTGATAAAATGAGAAAGAAAGGTATTAAGGTTCTTAGTTATTTCATTTCAGGATATAAGAGAGATGAGGTAGGTAGTACATTTAGAAAGATGTATGGTAAGTCATCAGCTAATGTTGATGTATCTTCATTAGTGCCATTAGCAAAGACATTAAATAATTTATTTCTAACTAAATAATAATAATATGAAAAAGAAAATTTGTTACATTGATATGGATGGAGTCTTATGTGATTTTTATGGAGCCATCCAAAAGCATCCTGATAAGGATAAGTATAGTAAAAGTACATATGATATGATGCCTGGTATATTTGATAATTTGGATCCTATGCCTGGCGCTATAGATGCATTTGAAAAATTGTTTGAAATGTTTGATGTATATATTTTATCTACTCCACCGTGGAGAAATCCTGATGCATGGATACATAAAAAGAATTGGATTGAAAAGTATATTCCTAAAGCTAAAAGAAGATTAATATTAAGTCATCATAAAAATTTAGCAAAGGGTGATTATCTTATTGATGATACCTTTTATAGAGGTCAAAAGGATTTTGAAGGCGAATGGTTACATTTCGGATCTAAAAAATATCCAGGATGGGATAGTGTAATGGAATATATGAACAAGCAGGTATAATATGGTTACAGTGGCTCCCTACTTACATATGTGTGTGAGTTAGAGATCTCTTGTTAAATCAACTAAAAATAGCAAATATGGATATAAATCCAGACGATATAACAGCACAAGATTTAATAGATAAGTTAAATGAATTAAGTAGTTCATGGTATAATATGATGTATAAAGTTATACTAGAAGATATCACTATGTGGAATGAATGGCCTGGTTCAAAATATAAGAAAAGAAGGCTTCTTGATGAGATTATAGAGTATTATATTACAACCGAGGAGTATGAAAAATGTGCTAAATTAACGAAGTTGAAAGAATGGTAGGCACTATTTATATACCTATGGCAACTAACAGAAAGGTTGAGATTCTTCTCACCAGGAAACGTGATGTCGAGCGAGAGCTAAAAGTTATAAGAGATAAATGTAAACACGAAATTAAAGTGATTCGTTTGATCCCAAAAAATCTTTCACCCTCGCAGGTTGATATAAGATGGGTTTGTGAGGGCTGTGATACAACTCTTGGCTACCCAACAGAAATGGAAGTAAAGAATTATATAAGCAATTAAGGAGTTATGAATATGAAAACAGAAACACATGAAATCCAAGATTTAGAAGTATGTCCAAGATGTGGATATGCTCATGCAATCAAAACCACCTCACCAGAAACCTTAGCAGAAACATTATTATGTACAAGATGTGGAACCCAGGTTAGATCTGAAGTAGAAAATTTAGAAGATAGATTATATAAAAGAGGTCCTAAGAAAGGAACAGAGAAAGCTAAGTGGAAAGCGAAGTATAATCATTACACAATTAATCCTATAGCACAATTCAAATTAAAAGAAAAAGATATGATAGGTTATCAGATGGGTCCTGTTCCTACTGATAATGATCTTGTTAATTTTCGTACCAATGTAAAAGATAATTTGGATAAATTAGTATATGCTAGGGTTACCTATTTAGCTAGTGAATCCGAATTGATAGGAAAGTGGGTAGAAGAGGATTTAATAACAGGAGACATAAAGGAATTTAGTAAAGAACCAAAAATAATATAAATGAATATAAATGAGTTACGTGAATTTCCTACAGAAAAGAAAAGGAAATTATTCACAAAATTGAAAAAGAAGGTTACAAAGGTATATCCAAGAGCAACTACAAGCAGACAATTAGATGGTAGATATTTTGTATCAAATGGTATAGGAGGAGTATTGGGTGATGATCTAATGATTCCACCATCTAAGACTATATGGGAAGCATGGTATAATGCTGCTGAGTATGGAGTTAAATTATCCAGGAATATAAGACGAACACATCCTGATAAATTTACAGGAGAAATGGTAGAAGCTAAAATTAACCGTATAAATAAAAGACGCGGTAATAGATATAAATCATAAAACAGTAGGATATTACAAATAAATTTTGTATATTATATATAATTAATCAATAAATAATAAAAAGATGAATCAGAAGTTTAGAGGCAGTGTTGCCCAAGCGGGATTGCATACGCACCCAAGAGAAAAAAAGTATGGAAATTTATGGAACCAAATCGATTTCGAAATTAAAGAAGGAATGAGAGGAGATGGTAAGGATGGATACAATAATACTACAATCGGAGAATTAGTGATTGGAGATATTAGAGTGCCACTAACGTTTACTGAATGTAGTAAGATAGGAGACGTATTAGAGGCAGGTAAACATTCTTATAAGGTTGCAAAAAGTTTAGGTACATTATAGGAGATAATATGGAATTAACAGGAATTATATTAGCAGTTGTCGGAGCCCTTGTCGGAGCTCTGGCTTCTTTTTGGTATTTTAGTAACAAAATTAGTGAATTAAAAGATAGAATGCTAGATAAAGATTTAGTAATCAGTCTACTGAAAACTAATACTAATAAGACTAAAAAGAATGCATATAAGGCACCTAGAAAGGTGAAAGCCAAGGTGCAATAATTAAGTGTTCGTGTATAGAAGATTATATGACAATATATAAAAAACCTGCGGGTTATAATTATACTCAGTAAGATTCGGTGCACGAATATTTTATTAACAATTAACTATGAAGGTAAATTTTAATTTATAAAGGAGAGAAAAAATATGAGAAATTTATTTTTAACACTAACATTAGCATGCGCTACAATGTTTGCTTCAGCTCAAAATTTTATGGTAGTGACTACCTATAATGCTGCAGAGGAAGGCGAATCATTTGAAGTTGCAAATTTAACAGACAATATGGGTATCGGATATAAAATAGGTGATACTTATGTTGTTGGTCTAGTAAAGAATGGCGAAGACGCTGAAGGTAATACTAATTATGATCTTTGGGGTAGATACAATTGGAATGCAAATATGTATGTTGCAGTTCAAGCGCCAACCGAAGAGATGATGGACAATTTAACAATTGGCCTTGGTTACTCTTTCGCTGTGTGGAATGGTTTACATGTTGAACCAAATTACAGCATGGGTCTTAAAGAAGACGAAAACGGGGAACGAGAAGGTAGCTTCAACCTAGGGTTGGCATACCGATTCTAATAATCCCATAATGGGGACCCTTCATAGTTAATAGGACAATAGTGTCCAATAACAAGTAGGACGACAAAAATATAGGAGATTTTAACATGGATAATGTAATCAAATATGTAAGTGGATTCTTTACAGGATTAGGAACAGTCTTAATGGCAGTTCTTCCAGTAACAATCCTTTGGTACATCTTAACAGGTGGATCAGTTTTCGGAATGGATGTAGTAGCTAACTTAACAGCACTTATCACATCATTAGGTAATGGTGGATTTGTAGGGTTAATTGTATTAGTTTTACTAGCTTCTTTTTTCGTTAAGAAGTAATTGTATAATTTTGTAGAAGTGGTAGGCGGTATAATTTACATCCCGTATTTATATCGTCTACCTTCTACTTAAAAAGAATAAAGGGAAAAATATGTTATATGCAATAGCAGGAGTACTAGGTTTATTAGCAGGAATAATATCGGCTAATTATGTAAACAATAAAAGAAAAGGTGAATTAGATAAAGTTATAGATGAGCTTAGAAGAAAGTTAACACTATCTAAGACTAGAAGACCTTCCAGAAACTATAAAAGAAATGGCAAAAAGAAAGCGGCAGTCATCGTCAGCAAAAAAGCTAACGTGGGTGGAAAAGGAAAAGCGAAAAAAGCTAAAGCAATTAGCTGATCGAACTCTTAACCAATTAGAAATACAAGATGAATTAAAACGTATTGCTGAAAATGATCCTGTTCAGGGTGCTAGAATTAGAAATACTATTAGTGGAATCATTGATAACGTATCTAATGATTATATAGAAAGTACAAAGGGTGATAAATTTAGATCCAAGCTTCAATCTCTTAAAGACATAGTCTTAGAAAATATAGAGTTAAGTAAGGATCTAAATAATTTTGATACCGAATCATACATCAATGATAAAAAATTTATTAATGATATGATTTTTAATTATGAAGCTATAGATAAAATTTATACAAAAGAAAAAATACGTATGAATGATATATATAAGGAACATAAAAAAATAAATACATTTCTCAAGCCAAGTTAACACTTATTATATACTATTTATTATAAACAATAAGAGAGGATATTATGATTACTATTAGATTTATGTTACCAAGAGTTGCGCACTGTCCAAAGGGTTGTTGACGGGTTTATGAATATAGATCCTATACATAGCACTGATGACAAGCTTTTGCATTTAGCTGTTAACAATACGTTTAGGTTTCTTAATGGCAAAAAAAAGATAGAAGATATTAAACCAGGTTCTTGGTTATTATCTAATGCAAACTCTATAGATACTATTGATACGATGATTGAATATTATATTTCAATTGAAGCGTATGAAAGATGTGCAAGGTTGGTTCAGATTAAAGAATCAATACTTGATAAGGAAACGACTGTTTGACTTATATTAGCTGCATTGATGGACGAGGGTTCGATACCCTCCACCTCCACTAAATTATTTAACTTCATGGGGGTGACTGGATTTGACACAATGATAAGGGTATAGGAAGGTCGACGCGTAACTGGCGAACAAGTTGAAATGGCGATGGCGGCTTAGGCACCCTGACCCAACGGCATTAATAGGGCAAGTCGTTAAAGCCCGGTGGTGGTTGGTTATTTTTATTAGGAATATTATGAAGAAAATTGTTGCACCATATCTAAAGAAGCGTGTTAAGGTTGAAGGTAAAAAATACAACCTTGAATACTATAATTGTGATGATGAATTAATGTTCAATTATTTAGATATGTTAGATGATGAAATTCGTAATAAAATATTATCAGATAGGAGTATTGATTTTCAACGACAGGAAATAATAAAACCTGAACCTCCTATAAGGAGAATAACACCAGAAGATTATAAAAAGGAATTAGATGATTCATTTCCAAGATTAGATGATATTACTAAGTCAGGACAATGGACGTCTCATTCAGATAAATTATTTGATCCGAGTGAACTAAAAAATGATAATTTTAATTTTGATGAATGGTTCGACTCATTGAATGATGATCAGCAAATGCAGTACTCCCAAATGATTGGTGAAGCTAATGAAATAATAGCTACACTAGTATGGGAAAAATTAAGAGCGATAGATAAGGAAGAAATATTTATGAATGATTATTCTAAATATGAAAAGTGGTTCGACACTCTTGATCCTGAAAATATTGATTTTTATATGGAACGACTTATCAATGGTAAAAGATTAATACCTAAATTCAAACCATGGTCTCCAAACATTAATACATTAAAGGCATTTGGTGTAGTTCCAAATTCTGAATTGGATTATGAATTTGTACAGAACATGTTTAATAGTGCATTGCTGGAAAACCTAAATGATGGAATGGTTAGATGTACTACGGTAGATGGTATGTTAATTATATGTTCTCTAAACAAATCACGATTAGATTACCTTAAGGAAAAAATAGTAAATAAATCAAACGTAGGCAATTGCGAATATCGTAAGAAAGTAAATCAGGCAGGCAATCTGGTTCATACTTATATATTCGAAATGCCAAATAAATAAAGGAGATGTATTATGAAAAAATTTCTAACAATCTTGTTGGTATCATTATCGATATCTGCAATATCACAAACAACAATTAACCCAGACACAGTATGTGTTAATGCAACAGGAGAACAATATTATGTTGCTGTCACACCTACATCAACCTATCAATGGACAATAACAGGTGGTGGTGGTATTTTACAAACAGGCCAAACCACAAGTTCTATTACAGTAGATTGGGGAGGTGTATCTGGTCTTTATCCTAATGCAGTAGAAGTAATAGAATCTAATGCGACTGGTTGTCCTGGCACACCACAACTCTTAGATGTATTTATTTTAGATCTATCAGGTAATACCATAGGACCATTTTGTCCTGGTGATCCAACAACACCATTAGTAGGTAGCCCTGCAGGAGGGACTTGGTCTGGTACAGGTGTAGTAGGTAATAATTTTCAACCATCAACTGGAGTTGGTAATTATGTATTAACCTATTCTATGGCTGGATGTAATACTACAATAAATGTAACCGTAAATAATGGACCTATCACTGGTCCGATCCAACATTTTTAATATGAGATGGTGGGTATTAATATTACTACCCCTTCATTTATTAGCTCAAGAAACCTATAACGATTGTTCAATTATACAACCACAATCCTATCAGGTTGATTATGAAGCTGATAAAATATACTATTGGTCAATCTCGCACGGAGACATCATTTCCGCATCATCTAACACTATCACCGTGCAATGGCCAGATAGTGCAGGAGACTACCTTATATCAGTTTATACGACTAGGTTTGGGTGCGATGGAGATACATCAGAATATCAGGTCTCTATATCTCCTTGTCCTTATGCAACTTTATTCTTTCCTAGTTCTTTTACTCCTAATGGTGATGGTATTAATGAACAGTATAATGTAGGTGGTAGATCGGTTAATGATATAGAATATATTGCAATCTATAATAGATGGGGACAACGAATATTTGAAGCCAATAGTAATATGCCATGGGATGGAAAGGATAATCCTATAGGCGTTTATACCATAAATGTTTTTATAAAAAATAATAGATTTGTAAGACCTATAACATTAGTAAGATGAAAAAAATAATAATTATAATATGTATCCTATTTAGTTTTAATGCTGTTGCACAACCATGCCTTGGAACTCAAACCCATTCATATTCACCAATCTCATCACCCACACTACCTATTGGGACTTTTATACCTGGCCAGGTAATTACACTTACATATACCCTTCAATCATTTAATGGAATTAATATAAATTGGATCCATGCATTTCAAATTATCCTAGGACCAGGGTTTACAAATTTAACACCTATTACTGCACCTGGTAATCCTGCAGGAGCTATTGGTAATTGGGTATGGGATTTACAACATACTTATCCTGGTGGATATAATTTTGGTCCAGGATGGAGATTCATAAACTCAGGAACAGCTGGATGGGGAACAAGTTCCACTGGACCATTTACCATGAGCTTTCAGGTAACAGTCGGTCCTACTTGCACACCAGATCAGTTATCTATATCTATGGAAGTGTTGGATGATTGTACTACAGGAGGTTGGGCTAATGGAACATGTTGTACTGATCCACCTATTCTTATGCTTTTAGGATCCGTATCGGTTCCTGGTGTATTTACTACTCCAATAATTCACTATTAATTTGGTAGTTAAAGAAATTTTTTGTATATTTATATTAAAGTAACTTATTGATACTGCGGGTCAGCAAGTTATGTTAAAACAATAATGTTTAATAATTAAAATTATCTAAGGAGATTTATTATGGGAGAATTAACACCATTCGGCACTTCGCCATTCGACGTCCTATTTAAGGACTTTTTCAAAACAGATGTAGACTATCAGTTTGCAGATGCAACTAAACTAAACCATCCAGTAGACATATATGAGGCCAATGAAGGTCTTAATATTGATATAGCTTGTGTTGGATTAACAAAGAAAGATATTGATCTTACTATTGAGGGAGATATACTTCGAGTAGAATACAAGAAGGAACCTGGTTCTACTTCGGCAGAATACATTCAGAGAAATATAGCTAAGCGGGCATTTAACTTTGGATGGAGAATCAGTGGAAGATTTGATTTATCAAAATTAGAAGCTAAATTAGAAAATGGTTTATTAACTTTATTTGCACCACTCGCAGATGAAGCTAAACCTAAACAGGTTACGATTAAGTAGAGTCTATTATGATGTTTGCAAGTAAGAGAAGAAGTTTATTAAAGACCCTAAGTTGGAGAACTATTGCCAGCTTGGATACTCTTTTATTGACTTGGTTAGTCACTGGCAGTATTACTGCAGGATTAACTGTTAGCGGATTAGAGATAATTACAAAAATGGTTTTGTATTATTTTCATGAACGTACTTGGATTAAATGTAAATATGGTATAGACAAGAACGTAAAAAAGGTTATAGAAAAAAAATAAAGGCTGACCCGCACGTCAATACGTTATGAATATCAAACATAAAATATGGAACCATAAAGGTTCATTATATATAATACACAGAGCTATTCCTGAAACTCAAATGCATCCTAATCATTATGGTATTAATTCTAATGATGTAAATAAGATCGTAAGGGTTTGGGCTGAATGGTTAAAAGACAATCATAAATCTATAAATAAAGTATTTCAGAAGAATGGGAACTTCCTATTCTGCGAAAGAATAGAAGATATAGAATATGAGGAAAATAAAAAATATTAAAAATAATCTGTAAATCATTAGGATCGTATTGATATTTTTTGTATATTTTCTATTAACGAATGGAAAAAAAGTATAATATTAATAATATTATAATATTTATATATATAATATAATAAAGGAGAACACTATGAAATATAAACAACAACTATTAAATCAGCTAGAAGCACTTGAGAATTTAGCATCACACATTTCTAAACAATTAGAAGGTGGCCAAATTACTGCAGCCGAAACCGTTGCAGCATTATCTACATTAACTAAAAAAATTGAGTCAACAAGAGAACTACTAGAACTTGAAGATTAAGTATGAAAAAACGATTATTTCCATTTCTAATAGCATTGTCAGCATTAGCAGTATCGGGTTCTGCAGCATTCTATTCAGTATTTGGATTAAGTAAATTATTTGCAGGAGCATCTACAGAGGTAATTATAATGGCCGGCTCTTTAGAATTTGCTAAATTAGTCGTAGCATCTTTATTATATCAATACTGGGATACTATAAATAAGTTCCTAAGATTTTATTTAGGTATAGCTTGTTTTATATTGATACTAATAACCTCAGGAGGTATATATGGATTCCTATCAGGAGCATATCAATCTACTGCAACCCAATCCGAATTATTAGATAAATCATTATCCATTCTCAATCAAAAACAAATTAGGTTCGAAGAACAAAAGGAAGATCTTAAAATAGAAAAAAATGGTTTAACTAAATCCATATCTGATTTACGTATAGCATTATCTAATCCAGCACAGGTTCAATATATAGATAAGGAATCGGGTCAATTAATTACAACATCATCATCTTCAGCACGTAGAGCTTTACAAAACGAATTAACTATTGCTACAGATAATAGAGATAATATTAATATTAGAATCGAGGCTGTAATGGATTCTATTAACAAGACCGACATAGCTTTATTAGATAAGGAATATTCCAATGAAGCGGAAAGTGAATTAGGTCCATTAAAATATCTGGCAGAAACAACAGGACAAGATATGGGAATAGTAGTTAACTGGTTCCTATTACTTATTATATTTGTATTCGATCCATTAGCTATAGCATTAGTAGTAGCGGCTAATATGGCATTTGCCCAAATAAAAAAGAATACACCTGTTGTTAAAATGTCAGTACCTAAAGGTATGGAATTTAATAAACCATATCCTATACCGGAAGAGTGGAAGGAACCTTCTCCTGCATTAAAACAAAGAGTAAAAGATAATCAAGATAAATTAAAGTCTAGTATAACCGAAAGTATAGAAATAGAAAAGAAAGATATCGTAATGGATGATCTTGAAGAATTACCCTTTGAAGAAGAAAAATGGTTACCTGATCAAGATATGAATGAACCTAAGGAGACTGGATTAGATGCTTTAATAGAAATATTAGAAGAGGAAGAAGAACAGCAGGAATCTAAAGACGGTGAACACGAATTATATCATGGAAAGGAGAAAGGTGTTACTAGAAGAGGTGATTCTAAAAAAAGAACCAGAAAAAAGGTAGGTAATAAAAAGCGTCTTAAAGGCGATAAACCACCGGGTTATACAAAAAATTATACAAATATATAGTAAAAGTTGGTTATTTAATTTATTTTTTGTATATTTAATATAAACACATAATAATGTTATGGCAAAGAAAAAGAAATCCAAAATAGAATTTAAGACCTACACTGAGAAAGGTCAGCGCTATATGATCTGTAGAAATAGCGTTGAAGATACATCTTATTGGGGTTGGAATTTATTAAAGGATATTCCTAGATGTTTTAATTGGGACAAAGTAGGATCTGAGGTAACTGGAGTATTATGCCATAAATGTGTTAATAAAATTACTGAGCCACCAAAGATTTCTGCAAGATATAAACCTACAGGTCGACCACCAGGTTGGCAATGGATGAAGGAATTTGTAGATGCAGATGGAACGGTATATCACAAGGGTAAGGAACAACCTAAATTAAAAGGCACATTAAAACCAACCAAGATAGTATCTAAAAAGAAAAAGAAAAGACCTACCAAGAGGGAACGGGAAAAGACTAAAGCGACAGATATGTCTTATTTATATGATCTTAAAAAGAAATTAGCAAAAGCTAAATTAAAGAAAGATAAAAAACCAATTCAAACCGCTATCAATAAAATTCAAAGAAAATATTTTCCGGTCAAGAGAACCAAGAAGGTAAAGAAAGTTACGAAATAATTAGGTTAATTAAAATAATTTTTGTATATTATATATAATATGAAGGATTTTATAACTCTAGCAATTTCGTTAACAATAGTATCAGCATTAGTAATAATGTTTTGGTTCTTTTACACATTACCATTATACATTGTTTGGAATTTTGTAATAAGTCCAATAATAGGATATGATGAATTATCATTCTTCAATTCATTCATGATGATGTTAGGATTAAATATAATGTATATAATAATAGCATATGCGAGGGCACCGTATATTAATGAGGATAAGAATGGATAAAATAATTTATACAAGAGGAACATATTCTAAAGAAGTTCAGAAGATAGAATTGGATGTAACAGAAAATTTGGATGTACATGAATTCAAATTAATATGTAAAAGATTAGCTTGTGCATTAGGTTATAGTAGTAAAAGCGTAGAGGAAGCCTTTGGTAATAATTATGGAAATGAATCTACGTCAAAGAATATTAAACAAATACTTAAAGGGTAGTTATGGCAGATAATTTATATGGAGAAGAATATGAATCTCCAAGAATTGAAACATTAGAAGAAGGTACATTTGAAAAGCCTACAAATGAAATTAAAAAAAAGATAATGGATTATAAAAAATATCTTTATCGAGAAATAGAATTTGCAGTTGATGTAGAGGATAGAGTAATATATCTTTGTGGAGAAATAGAAGATTATGCTTTATATGATTTTATGTCAAGATGTAGAACAATAATGAAATACCATGCAGGCACTGATAAAGAAAGTGATCCTATTAATTTGGTTATTGATAGTAACGGCGGTGATGTTTTTGAAATGTTTGGTATGATAGATTATATGGAAAGCTTGGATAAGAATCTAGGTATAAAAATTAATACAATGTGTAGAGGTAAAGCATTGTCAGCAGCAGCAGTAATATTAGCAGCAGGGACTGGTAAGAGAATGGCTAGTAAGAGAAGTACTATTATGTTACATGAAGGATCATCAATGGCTTCAGGTAAACAATCAGATGTAAAGGCAGCAGGAAAGTATTTTGATTATCTTAATAATATGGCCAATGATTTATTAGAACAAAAAACCCATAAGGATAAGAAATTTTGGGATGCAAATATAAAAACCGATATGTATCTTAATTCTAAGGATGCATTAAAATTAGGTGTAATAGATATAATAATAACATAATATGAAATTAGACGAAAAACAAATTAAAGAAAATTGGAAGGACCTTATGGGTCGAATTGATCATCAGTTTGAAGGTGAGCGTAAAGAAAAGCTTTTAGAAATGTATTCCTATTTTGAGGAAAGAATGATGTTTGCTCCAGCAAGCTCAAGAGAACATTTTCATAATTGTTTCGTAGGCGGATATGTAGATCATGTATTAAGAGTAATGGATTGTGCATTTGAGGTTTACAATAGTTGGGTAAGTACTGGAGGATATACGGATAATTATACAATAGAGGAATTATTGTTTAGTGCCCTTAATCATGATCTTGGTAAGGTTGGTGACATGAATACAGATGCATATATTCCTAATCCTAGTGAATGGCATAGAAAGAATCAAGGTCAACTTTATAAAGCAAATTCAGAAACACCATTTGCATTGGTTCCGGATCGTAGTTTATTTTTATTAAATCAATTTGGTATTAAATATAGTTGGAATGAATTTCTAGGAATAAAATTACATGATGGAATGTATGATGATTCTAATAAACCATATCTAATGGGATATAATCCTGATACAAGAATACAGGTTAATCTTCCATATGTATTACATCAAGCGGATATGATGGCTTCCCGAATTGAATATGAAAGATGGAAATTTGGAGAGAACGGGTTACAAAATGTTAGAACATTAAAGGATGCTCCTATGGATAAAATTAAGGAACACATTCCTACCCAATCCAATATATATAATCCACCAGTACCGAAAAAGGAAAAAGCTGTTAAACAGGTGACACCTAATTCAAGACAATCCGCATTGAATTCGGGATCTGATGCAAGTAAATTATTTGATGAGTTATTCGGATGATAATAACAATTATAATATTATCGTTATTGCTTATATCATCTTTGTTTGTAATTTATAATCTATTAAGAAATTATGAACAGAGTGAAGAGTATGTAGAAAATTTGGAAAGCTGGTTACAAAGATTTGCAAAATCTATTACCGATATGCAATCGCGTATGAACGACATAGATAAAAAAGGATCTTTCGAAGCTGATGATGAGGTTGGTTATTTTTTCAAAGAATTAAAATCTATTATGAATCAATTAAATACATTGGGAAAAGAAGATGATGGAAAAAATATTTGATGCTAAAGCTTTTGATAAATGGCTTATAGAGTATGAAGAAGAATTAAAAAACCCTAAACCTAAAAGGGGCCGTAAAGCTACTAAAAATTATTATTTTAATATTGTAACGGAACAAGCTGTTATAGCTTATAATAATGAGGAATGTAGAATACAAAGAGATAGGTTATATACAAAATATGTACATAAAGCATTTCTTAAATTAGCGGAAAATATAATCCACACATTTAAGTTTTATAATCTTCCAGGAGGATACTCAGATGTTCAGAATGAGGTTATAGCATACCTTATAGAGAAGATCGATAAATATACACCGGATAAGGGTAGAGCATTTTCATACTTCAGTATAGTGGCTAAAAATTATTTAATTTTTAACAGCCAGGAAAATTATAAGAAGATGATTAAGAGAGCTACATTAGATGTAGTGGATATCAAAAGGGATATAGTTGGTGAGGTAGTAAGACAGGAGGTAAAGGATTCACAAAAAGACTTTATGGATTTAATGGTTGATTATTGGGATGTACATCTACCAACCAAATTTACGCGTAAGAAAGATCTTTCAGTTGCAGCCGCAATAGTAGAATTATTTAGAAGAAGAGAAAATATAGAGATCTTTAATAAGAAGGCATTGTATATAATGATTCGAGAAATGACTGGAATAAAAACTCAATACATTACTAAGGTAGTAAAGGAAATGAAAAAGGAATATGCTGAAATGTATTTAAGATATAAAACCAACAAGCCATTGAAACAAACCGTAAGTAAATCTAGACATTTCTAATATTTATATTATATGGATAAGGATACTGAAATATTTAAGGGCAAATCTTTTGCAAATTTAGCTGAGGACATTTATTCTACATCTAAAAAGAAAGAAACCCAAATTAATTTACTTATTGCTGAATTAAAACCATTAATTAGTAATATAGGCGATGCTACTATTATAGTACCGTTAATTAAAGACTATTTAGAAATTGGTGTAAAGAATGATGAATTGATAGTTAAACTTTCTTCATTAATTCAACGAATGATAGCTAATAATGGATCAGGCAATGACGCTGATTTCGGTATCTCTGAAGAAGAGAAAAAACAATTATTAGATACATTAGGTGAAATAGAAGACTTAGATAAATCGGTAAAGGAAACTAAAGTAAAAACATCGGAGTCAATAGATGGCATTCAAACGCAAAACAAGTAGAAGAGCAAATGCTGGTAAGGATTCACCATTATCAATTGATAGAGGTGTACAAACAGTAAATGATGCTAATGTAAGAGGATCATCAGAAGAATTCTTTCAAGTAGAACCTGCAGAGGTTGTAGATATCATATTAAATGATTCACATGATTTATATGATTCCGAGATAGAGGATCCATCTGAACAAATAGGTATGATAAAGGTTCGTAGAGTATTTTCGGATCAGGATGTAGCTGACCTTACAAGATTACCATTTGCAGTTCCTCTAGATACTCATATAAAACACTACCCAATAAAACATGAAATAGTTCTAGTAACTAATTACATAAATAAGGGAGCTGTAGAATCATCAGAATCAGAAGTATTATATTATTCGAATAGAATTAATATGTGGGGATCTGTTCACCATAATGCTTTACCATTTGTAAGTGTTCCAAATCCTAATACAGATGATTCTCTTGATAAGGCATTAATTGAAAAATATAAAGATGTTGGATTTGGTAATCCAAATAAAACAGGAGATGAAGATGGTCTTGAATTTGGAGATACATTTAAGGAACAAGCTAAGATAAGACCATTACAACCATATGAGGGTGATATAACATTTGAGGGTAGGTTTGGCCAATCAATAAGATTTGGTTCTGCAGTAAAAGGAGAACCTGCTAATGTATGGTCTGATCCTTCTACCGATGATCCAACTGAACCAATTTTAATTATACGAAACGGACAAGATCAAGATTTAGAAGATGGTGGAGAACATGTAATAGAGACTCCTGATTTAGAAGCTTCTACTATTTGGATGACGAGAGGACAGACAGTACCATTAACATTTGGTTCTACCAAATATGATGCACTATCTTTTGAAGCTGGAACAAATACAGTCGGCGAAGATCTTACAGCACCTACTACAGATGATTTAATTGATGGAGAAGGTGAAAGACAGGGTCAAATATTATTAACATCTAATCGATTAGTTCTTAATAGCAGGGAAGCTGGAACATATATATTTGGTGGTGGTGGAATAGGATTAACTACTGAAACGGATTTAACATTAGATGCAGGAAGCGAGTTACTGGTAGATACTCCATCAGTATATCTTAATGCAACTGAAAAATTTGAATTAGAATGCCCTTTAATTTATTTAGGTGTCGAACAAGATTCAGCTGAAGGTGGTGCACCAACAGTTGGAAGTACGGCAGGCCATCCATTAGTAATGGGTGATGTTGATGATTCATGGAAGGCAAGATTTTGTGATATAGTTGATGCAATGTTAACAACATTACAATCTGAAATACATCCGACACCTTGTGGTCCATCTGGTCCTCCAGTACAAGCGCCACAATATGGAAGTCAACAATCAGATCTAGCAGCACTTAAAGCAGATATACCTACACAGTATAGTCAAACGGTATACGTTCAACCTTAGGAGAAATTAATATGCCAGCAATGTGGCCAGTAGCAGAATCTATATTAAATCAATGGTTCGAGGGATTTGGTGAAGGTGGAGATCAACAAAGCTTTGGAGCAGATACAGCATCTCAAATTGCTAGCGCATATGATACTGCAATTAAAACAGCATCAATAGTTGGTAAGGGTAATATAGTATCTGGCGGTGTTATTATTCCAAGTATAGAAAGTGGCTTTGCAGCATGCTTTGCTCAAATGGCTTCAACACCAGTAAATCTTTCAATAGCACCTTATATGTTAGCTGCTACAGGAGTAGTATCAGCCTGGGCTGCACCTGTATATATTCCACTTCCACCACACCCTCCATGTATAGCACCAACAGTTGGAGTACAACAATTATTTCCAGGAGCACCTATGCCACTTGGGGTTGAAATTATGGATGCGTTCACCCAAGAGGATGCAAGTAGAATAGCTCCTTTATTAATAAAGGCATTCAAAAATCATTTGAAACAAATAACGGGTATCTATTTAGGACTGATACCAGCAGCACCAAGCCCAGTGCCTAGTCCACCACTGCCGTGGGTAGGTGTAGAATAAATGAAATGTGTGAATTAAGATTAATATTTTCACATAATTGATATTTATATTAGACAAACTATAAAGAGGAATTAACATGGACACAACAAACAAATTAGCAAAAGTTATTCGTAAAATTGTAAAAGAAGAGGTTCGTAAAGAAGTTAAACAGGTTATAAATGAAATGGTAAATAGAAAACCTGCTAAGAAGTCCGATTTTACTGACGGGATTAGTAGAGGTGTATCTTTAATGGATAGTATTAAACCTAGAGTTAAGCCTGCACAACAAAAAAAGAATTATACGAAGAATCAACAACTTAATGATATTCTTAATGAAACAGCTCAGACAATGGTACCTGCTCAAGAAGAATATCCAGATATGAATAACCAGACCTTTACGTCTACACAAGCCCAAGCAGGATTACCTGACAGAAACAAACTAGCAAATATGTTGGGTTATGGTGATATGACACAACAGGTTACTAATGCAGCACCTACCTTAGAGGAAATGATGCCTAAAACAAATGTATCTGGAGCTCCGCAAAGAGCAACAGAGGTAGCACCAGAGGTAGCAAATGCATTGACTAGAGACTATAGCGGATTAATGAAAGCTATTAATAAGAAAAAAGGATAAATAGATGCCATCAGCATTAGATAATAACCCGGACTTAGCAGTAGGATTGAGATTACCTTTCGGTCCTGGTCAATCTAATTTTGCGTTAAATTATACTACAATAGATCAGACAAGAACTAATTTAATGAATCTATTATTAACACAAAAAGGCGAAAGATTTATGCAACCACATTTTGGAACTAATTTAAGAAGAATTATATTTGAACCTAATGTAGATGGAATTGAAAGAAGTATTAAGGAGGAAATAGTGGATGCGGTTAATTATTGGTTGCCGTATATTAAACTTAATAGGATTGAAACAACTAGAGAAGACAAACAAATAAATGAATATAGAATTAATGTCGATATAGCATTTTCATTAAAGGCAGATGCCTTTTCGGATTCTACTATAACATTCGCATTCGGTTCAGATTCATCGATTGAAGTAACATAGGATAAATTATGCCAGATATTAATAATAAAATAGTAAAGGATATCAATTATTTAGGTAAGGACTTTAATAGTCTTCGTGAAAATTTAATTGAATTTGCAAAAACATATTATCCTAATACCGTAAATGATTTTAATGAATCATCACCAGGAATGATGTTTTTGGAAACATCCGCTTATGTAGGTGACTTATTAAGTTACTATATAGATAACCAATTTAAGGAATCGATGTTACCTTATGCTACTGAAAAGCGAAACGTAACAGCAATGGCTCAAGCATTGGGATATATACCTAGACAGACTACTGCTGCAGCAGTAAATGTAGATGTATTTCAAACCGTACCAGCTATAGGAGCAGGTAATACTAATAGACCGGATTATAGATATTCAATGGCTATAGATTCAGGAGCTACAGTAATAGCAGAAAATGGATCCGTATTTAGAAATAAACAACCTATTGATTTTAGTTATTCAGGATCTAATGATTTAACGGACACTTCAATCTTTACGACGGATGATACTACTGGAGAAGCTACATATTATTTATTAAAGAAAAATATTAAATTTGAATCTGGAAAGGTAGCTAGTGAAACATTTAGTGTAGGTACGGCTAAGCCATTTTTACAATTAGCTTTGGGTAGAAAAAATATAATTGAAATAATTAAAGTTACTGATGCCAATGATAATGAATATCATTCAGTACCTTATTTAGCTCAGGATACGATATATAAAGAAATAACTAATAATCAATTTAATGATCCGTCTTTAACCCAATACAATCATGAGACTCCTTATTTATTAAAACAAAAAAGAACATCTAAAAGATATATTACTAGAGTAAGAGAAGACGGAGCTATGATTATAGAATTTGGAGCTGGTGGTAATATACAAGCGGATGAAGAGATAATACCAAATCCAAATAATGTAGGTTCTATATTACCAGGTGTAGCAGGACAATTAGATAAAGCTATCGATCCAACTAATTTCATGCATACAAGAACATATGGCCAGGCTCCTGGCAATACAACGATTACTGTTCATTATACTTATGGAGGTGGAATAGAAGATAATGTTTCTTCTCAAACTATTACTAAAATAGATACTCTTAATATATCATCTACAGGAAATGGATTAGATGAAACCTTATTTAATAATACCAAAAGTTCTATAGCATTAATAAATCCTGGTGCTGCTCAAGGGGGTAGACAAGGAGAAACTGTTGAGGAGATTCGAAGAAATGCATTAGCATATTTCAATGCTCAAAATAGATGTGTAACTCGTGATGATTATATGATTAGGGTAATGACAATGCCATCTAGGTTTGGCTCGGTAGCAAAGGCATATGTAGCTCAAGATGAACAATTAAATAATCATACTAAATTACATAAACTAAATAACCCATTAGCAATTAATATGTATACATTAGGATATGATGCTAATAAAAAACTTATTACCAATAATGAAGCAACCAAGGAAAATATAAAAAATTATCTTACTCCATTTAGAATATTAACAGATTCTGTCACATTAAAAGATGCTTTCATTATTAATATAGGATTAGATTTTGAAATAGTAACCTTACCAGGTTTTAATTCAAATGATGTATTATTAAAATGTATTGATGAAATGGTTGATCATTTTAATATTGATAGATGGCAAATAAATGAACCGGTTATATTATCAGATATATTAAGTTTATTAATAAGTGTTAAAGGAGTACAATCCGTTCCAACAGCTAATATTATTAATTTCTTTGATAAGGAGCAAGGGTATTCTGGTAATGTATATGATATAAAAACAGCAACTCGAGATGGCGTAGTATATCCTGCACTTGATCCAAGTATCTTTGAAGTAAAATATCCTAAATCGGATATCAAGGGTAGAGTAACAAATATATAGGAATTATTATGATTAGATCACTATACGTAGAAAAGGATACAACAATATACGAACTTTCAAAAAGTTTGAATACTGGAGTTGATGAATTTGTTCAATTGAATAAAGCTTCCTCATCTGCAGGAATATATACTTCTAGAATACTTACTCAATTTGATTTTAGCGCTATATCAAAATCAGTAGTATCAGGTGATATTGTAAATCCTAAATATTATCTTAATTTATATATTGCAGAAGCTGAAGAATTAATGGATAAATATAATTTAGTAGCGTATGCGGTTTCTCAATCATGGGAAATGGGAACGGGTAAATTACAAGAACCAGTAGCAAATAGATTTTCAGGCAGAGGCACTAATAATCAAACGAGAGGAGCAAGTTGGTTATATAGAAATAAAATATATGATGAACAAAATTCATCTGGAGATATAAAATGGACATCAGCATCTTATGATTTAACTGGAACTGATTTAGCTCCATCTACTTCAAGGGTATTATATAATAATGTTTCTGGAGGTGGATCATGGTGGCATGAATATTATGGTACTCAAAGTTTTGATTATGAATCAGCTGATGTAAGAATGAATGTAACTCCTATAGTAAATAGATGGATAGGAACGGGATCAAATTATGCTAATACATTACCTGTAGCCAATGAAGGATTTATATTAATGAGATCAGGCTCGGAAGAAACTAATGCTGTTCAATATGGTAATCTCAATTTCTTCTCTAGAGAAACTAATACTATATATCAACCAAGAATGGAGGTTGTATATGATGACACAAAATTTGATACAGGTACTTTATCTGCATTAGGAAATACAGATAATATAATTCATCTTAAAAATCTAAAAAATGAATATACGGTTAGAGAGACTCCTAAGATAAGAGTAGCAGCAAGAGAAAGATATCCTACTAGAACATTTCAAACATCCTCTAATTATAAGACTACTAAATATTTACCAAGCCATTCATACTATTCAGTAACGGATGCTTTAACGGAAGATATAATTGTACCTTATGATCCAACTGGTTCAAAATTAAGTTGTGATAGTGATGGTTCATTTTTTAATTTAAGGATGGATACCTTCCTACCAAAAAGATATTATAAATTAAGATTTCATGTAACACAATCCGATGGAACTTACGTAGAGTATGATGACGGATATTATTTTAAGGTGAATAGATAATGGCAGTAAACAGAAGTAATAGAAGACCGCTAAGAGCAAATAGAGGAAGATCCAATAGTCTACCTGCATCACCTGTTGCTAGACCAACAGGAAGACCAACTCCATCTACATTACCACCAGCAGGTCCTATAAGACAAGCTTCTCCATCAAGAGCTTCGGTATCACCAATTAGAAGACCTCAAGGAGAAAGTCCTGTTATAAGGCCTTCAAGAGAGACTGGCGGAAATACACCTCCTCCAAGAACGGTAGTGGATAAAATAATAAAAAATTCTGAAAGTGCGATAGTATCAATAGATACCAAAAAAGAAATCCCTACTCCAGCTCCAGTAAGGCCTCCAAAAATATTTGCAGATAATCCAACTGCAACCACTATTTTAGGAACGGTAGATCCAGGAGCTATATTAGCTTCCAATCAAAAGGTTTGTGATCCACAAGAGGATATTCTACCTCCAATAAATTTTCCAGATATTATTAAAACACTTAATGATATTAATGACTCTATTAATGATATAGAAATTCCTATTATAGGATGTACAGATCCTAACGC